GTGAAACAAGCTGTGATCTCCTCCCATTTTTCGCCTGTCAGCAACCGCACCTGACTGGTTCGGCGAGGCGGTTCATTTACAGCGGCGCCCGCGGCTTTCCTTGATCGGCGCGGCTTACGGGAATGGATGAGCCGGGAGACGCTACAGGGAAATTTGACGACGTTGCTATTTAAGGACGAGTCAATCCGTGGCGTGCCAAGCACGCTGTCAGCCTCGGTCATGGCTTAAACTTTCTGTGTTAGGGCCTGTGGAGAGTTGCCGGTTCGCCCTAGCTGCTCCCCCAGGCACTCATAAGACGTTGACAGAGCTTCCGCCAGTCGGAAGTTTCCGACAACGGGCCAGGCCGCCTGGTCGAGATCGGTCTGAAGGTGAAGAAGTGAGCGTGGGGCCGCCCAGAATCGGATATCCTCCAACGTAGGGGACAGTCAGGCGAATGTTCGATCGGGCCTTCTATCGAGAGATCCGTAACTGGTTCGCGTCGCTGAGCAGATTGCGGCGTTACATCCTGTTCATTTCAACGATCGCAGTACCGACTATTCTCGGCGCGCTGACCGCCGTTGGGGGCTGGAGTCCAGACCTAAAAGCTTCCGTCGCGCCGATACAAATCACAGTTCTCTTCTTTGCATTTGCGCTTGGCTGTGGGCTGTTCTGGTTTGACGAGCATGCAGCACTGGTGTTCCAAAAGTTCGCCCACGAGACGCAGAAAAATTCAGAGCTGCAGCACGAAATCGAGAGACAAAGGGTTGAACTAGTCCAATTATCTGCGCACATAAATTGCTTGAGCGTAGCCGCGCGCGCGGTCGAAAGTGCGCTACTCGTTGCAGCCCCGGTTAGGGCTGGCTTGGAAGAAATCGCAAAACAGCTGCTTGACACACTCGTTGATAAGCGGGCGCAATTGTTCGGTATTCGAGACGAAGAGGCCTGGAATTTTGCGATTTATTTGCGGGACGGGGCTCAACTGAGTTGCCTGTGTCATAGACGAAATTTCGGCCAGCCTGGAGATAGCGCGCGAGCTTGGCCTATCGGGGCCGGTCACGTTGGGCTCGCATATCAACGAGAGGGCGAGCTCGTGAACGATGACGTGGCAACCGAAGAGGTTTTCCAGGGTAAGGATGATCTGTACCGAGATTACGACAGGAATAGGTATCATGGTACAGCTTCAATTTGCATTCCGGACGTGAATGAGGGACGCCAAGCAGTCGGTGTCTTGGTCGCAACGAGCAGTCGGGTTGGGCGTTATACGCAGGCCAATGTCCAGCCGTTAAGAGATTTGGCGCAGTCTATGGGCGCTATTTTGAGCCCACGGCTAAAGGTGATAGAATCAAGTTCAGGAGAGCAAAATGACGAAGCTTGAGCTAAAGCCGGATCGTACTGCGGTAATCGACGGGCAGCTGCGCGGTGTGTTTCGTGAGATCGTCTCTGGCAAAAACCTAAACGCACTGCAATCCAAAGCCGACGTTCGCCGCATGTCTAATGAGCGAAGCGAAATTATTACGTCGAGAAATACCCCGACGCCGGCCAAGAAATAAAGCCGCAACCCAACGTTACCGATTGAAGCGACGCGGGTTCCGTGAAAAGGCGAAACACTATTGTACTCGCTAGGAAATCACAGACAATCGATCTGGAATATTGCATGTTCGAGATCGTCAAAGGGAAGACCTATGAGGACGACGGTACGACGGTCTTCGACGCGTACATAAATGCGGGTTTGCAAGACGGCTCATTCGAGAAGGCAATCCGCCGACCGGACACAATCTTGGTGCGTCATCCCGAAGCTTAGGTCCCTGCCTTCCCCTTGCCCATCAAACGCGCCTGGGGGCCTCGCCGAACCTTTCTCTTGCGCCGCATCCTTGCGGGGGGGCGCGGTTTAGATCAAATTGGCCGTGTCCTTTTCAGGGGCCGAACGCTCACTAAACGTCATTTCCCGGTCCAAACGTCGAAATCCAGTCCAGTAGCGCGCGGTGGCGGATCAGAACGATGCCGCCTCTGGTTCGCAAGTGCCAGGCCGCCGTGGCCGATCCCTTCGCAATCATCCAGCATCTTGCCGCCGCGTCTCATCATCACGGCATAGCGAAAAGCACTGACCAAATCGTCGCGCTGTTTGACGATCCTGAAATCCTCATCGCGATGATAGTTGCGTAACTCTTCCAACAGCTCGCCGTTGTGCGGCTGTATCTTCAGCCTGCCGGTGAACATCATGTCCCGGATTTCTTCCAGTGCCGGCTCGACGGAGTTGGTCTTTGTTCCGTGATTGACAGCATGGCTGTCCATCATCTTGGCGCCGAAATGTTTGTATTGCATCGCGAGCGGCAAACCGGATCCTTTATCGTGCTGGTGTCCGTCATGGGGCCACGCAACCGGGATACGAAGCCCGCGGCACATTTGGTGGATCCGCTGCACATGATAGAGCGCGCTAGATCGTTCCATGCTGAAGCTGTCGACCACCCAGACCTGCTGCCCCAGATCGGGGAGCCAGGCGATCAACACCGCCGCAAATTTATGCCCATAGCCGAAGTCGATTCCGCAGCACCATTTCGCATATCCGGGAATATCTATATCTGGATTGAACGCCTTGGCGATCGTCGGCAACAACTCCAGCGGAAAAATCGGACCGGAGCCGAGTTGGGGCGTTCCGTGAATTCTAGTTTCTCTTTCGTGGTCGCCATAGTTGGCTGCGAGCTCCTCACGCCGCTCCTCGCTGATATGTCTGACCTCTTCAGGACGGATACGAAACACGGCACGATCAGATGAGGGCTCGCTAAGAAAGCGATAGGTGACACCACTCGCACCGCTAGAGCCAACAGGTGTGAAGGACACAATGATGTGGCCGTCCGTGGCCGCAGTACGCGCCAGCAATTCAGAATAGATTTCTTCTGAAGGCTTTTCGTCCACCCATATTAAGTCTACGCTCTCTCCTTGCAGCTTCTCGCGGCGCATCTCGAAACTTTTGAACGTGATTGTCGTCGTGCCGTCTGTGACGCCATCGGTCTGATGAGTGATGAACAACGTATCGACCGCACCAGTACCGCCAGGCACCATGACCGGACGCTTGCCGAAAGACTCAAGCGGCAGCATCCCGCTTCCGAATTCCTCGGAGCCACAAAGTTTCCGCTGCAGCGTATCCCTCGTGAGCATGGTTGACTCGCCAACAACCCAAATGCGAAGAGGTTTGTTGAAACGCTTGCCTGTCCAGAAATCCGGGTAGCGACCGGTAGCGTGCAGGGCGACCTCAAACGCGCATGATTCGCTCTTGCCCATCTGATTTCCAGAATAAATCAGGCGTTGATGGACACCGCTTGAGCCGGCTGCGAAGAATTCCAACTGCGATCGATACCAAAAATTTGTGTCGAGGAAGTCGATCTTGCAATAACGCTTCCGTCGCTCTGATGAACTCAACGTCTGCCGAGCGAGCTTAATGAGAGCTTGCGGATCTGGTGTGCTGTCCTCAGCCATTAGCCTGTACCTCGATATAGTCAGCATCGATCAGTTTGGCATCTGCAGCCCGTCGCGCATTGTCGGCTGCTTCCAGTTTCTCAAGTCTCGAAAGTCCGTTGCCGCCGAACAACTCGATGAGTTTTTCTTTCGTCGCCCCGATCTGGCGAAGGGCGCGAAGTTCTTCCAAAGCTTCTTGATCAGGATCGACAATCTTGTGAACTACGCTGATATCTTGCTTCGTCACCACCGGATCGGTGCGGGACAGAATTTCAGAGATTGCGCGCATCTGATCCTTATGCTTCGAATCTTCAGCGATGGCATAGAGCGCGTTCACTGCCTGAGCGTGACCTGCGCGCATATAACGACGCGACTCAGAGGCGATCGCAGCTACCATCCGGTCATCGTGGGCGATCTTCCAGGCAAGTTTTGCGAGATTGGTTGTGGTTGACTCTTTCGCAAGACCTGCCGCACGAGCTGCAGCCGCGTATTTGCCATGACCGCCCGGACCAGTGACGAGCGCGTGACAAAAAGATCGCCAAGCATCGTTGGGCAAAGCACGCATTTCCGGGGACATCTGGCCCCAGTCCTGCTTTGCCGGCAGACGTGCAGGCTTTTGCTTTGCCATCGCGCGACTCATTCGACTAGCCGTGGCTGCTAGTTATCTTAGTAGAAATTGAGTTCGAAACACCCGGCACGAACCAACGAAACGTGGAGCCGGCCGGGAGCAAGCCTGTGAGCTTTGTTCCGCCGAGTTCGCCCTTGGTGAACCGAATCGGATTCGCTAGCTGGATGAATGCCCCGCTCGGCCCCATAATCTGCAGCTCAACAGCGTCGCTGCCGTCCGCGATTACGCCCTGCGCGTCCACTGCGTAGCTCGTCGCGCCGTTGAGGGTGAACCCAGGTGAGTGGGTCGTGAGGTTGGTATGGGTTTTTAGCTCGATTGCCATTGGTCTAGATCCTTTCGTGTGAAGTTTATTCAATTCCAGCCAGTAAAAGCGCGAAGGCTCCCGACGAAGGGCCCCTTGATCTCGCCCAGTCTGATCATCTGCTCGATTCGCTCGATTATGGATCGCTCCGTGTGGGCCGCAATCCATTCGCAGCCACGCAACAGGCTGCGAGCGTGCTTGTTCAGGATCGCCTCGTTATTGACCTGCTTAATCATTTCCTCGAACATTTTCGCGGCTTCAGCGTCAATCGCCCAGAGCTCGACACCTAATTGCCTGAGCGCGTCTGTCATGAAGGCACGCGGGTAACCGCTGCAAAGACGGCGGTTGATGTTGCAATCGTAAATCTGTACTGGCCCGGTGGCAGATCGATCACCGCATATCCTGCCGCGGTGAGATCGGTCGCCGACGAAACCGATTGAAAAGTCGCACCATCACCGAGCAGCTTTTGAAATTTCACAGAGCCACCGCCGAAGGTTGCCGTTGCATCGATAGCGTACTTGCCGCCGTTGAGCTCGAATGCGGACGTCCTGGCCGAGATGTTCGAAAAGAATTTGCCTTCGGATGATGTGGGCATGATCAGTTGATTCCAATCGGCTCGGGTGGTTCGACATGGCACCACGAACGCGCCGAGTATTTCGAATAGGCTTGTTTCAGCGCAAAGCACTGTCCGATCAGATTGGCTTGCTTGGGGTCCCTACGTTTCAAAGAGGAAACCGATTTGCTTTCATCACGGCTCAACGTCGCGATGAATTCGACCCGTTCGTCAGTGTCATCGTTAAGGAGATGTACTGCGTACCTCATACTGCAGTCTCCTCGACCGGATGCATCAGGGCGATTTTGGCAGCGGTCATCTGCGAGATGTGTTCGGCACTGCCACCAAGATAAGCCTTCACCCACTCGGCGTTGGAAGTCGCTCGCTTCTGCCAAGCCTGCACCTGGTCATGCGCCTGCTTCGAGATCGGTGTCGTGCTGGCGGAAAGACTTTCGCGAACGATATCCTCATGAAGGCCGATCGACCGTAAGCTTGCAGCTAGTTCTGACATCTGGCGCAGCTCCGAAGAAGGCACGTCCGGCAATTTTCCGGAGAGGACTGCTTCGACAGGCTCCGCCTCGGCCTTCTTAGCCATAAGCTCGTTGAAGCGCGCCAACTCCTTCGGATCTCCCGAGGTAGTAAGTCGGTCCACTCTGCCCTTGTTATCGGCGTAGCGGTCGCTAATTGGATCATCCGACTTTTTGCTGGCGTTATAAGCCTTGGTCATAGCGGCCAATTTCTCGGTCGCCTGCTGGGCCGTGAGCGTGTACGGATCTACGGGTTCTTGGTCTGTCATGCTGCTTCCTTCGCTGCGGTCATCGCGCGCCGATCAAGTTCCGCTGCCTGCCTTGAGATTTCCGCCATCACGACCTGATCGGCCCGCTTGAACTCGTCCAGCGCGCTCGGCAAGGCTCGATGATTAGAGTCACTGTGCAGCGGCGCTTTCGCGAAGGGTGCGATGAAGCGGCCGATCCCGTCAGCGCGTTCGGGAGCAATCCGGAATAACTCGGCTTCCAGCATTCGCTGGCAATTCGACCACGATGCGCCATATCCGCCTAGCGGTCCCATTGCGATCTGCGGAGCGATAGTGCCTGCCGGAATAGATTCCATCGCAGTCAGCGTTGCCTGGCTATACTCGCCATATGCGTTCGCGAAAGTTGCCAACGCTTCGAGCGCCGAAGTCATTGCCTTCAATCTGCCGGCCATAGCTTTCTGGAAAACAGCTAATTGCTCGGCTCGCGAGGTGGCCGCGGCAGATGCTACAGCTTCGCGATCGAGACGCTGGCTCACCGCAAGCCCAGTTTCCAGTTCCTCGACGGCGATGCGCGCTTGATCCCGCTCACCACGCAGCACGGTTAGCCGCTTGTCAGGGCCACCGCGGGCGATCAGGTCGCCGATTTCCTTGCTGGTCTCAACCAGGCGACAACGTGCATCTTCAAGATCACGCGCAAGCTTGGCGGACGTGCTCACATGATTAGGCAGCATGGGGATGGTCTTTCGCATCGCCGGCCCGAAGCGTGTCGGCAATCAAATTGCGGACGAAATTAGACACGGTTCTACGGTCTTTTTCCGCCAAGTCCTTCAGCCGATCGGCCTCCTGCGGATCTAGTCGAACGCTGATGAGTTCTTTCGCCATTGATTTGCTCCAAATCGTTGACGACAGAATCGACCATCTTCGAATCGCCAGCAACGGACGAGCGTCCGTCAGCGCAGCCGCTTCACAGCTTCGGCCTTCAAGACAGTCTCGCGCTCCGCATCCACGTCAACACGCTGCACAAGCCCCAGAGCCGAGCACAGACGCGCGATCGTCTCAGCCGATGGTTTCCTCAACCCGCACAAAATTTTTGCTGTGTGGCCGCCGCTGAGTCCTGCAAGGTGGTCTACCTCAAGATACGGCAACTCAAGCTCAGCAATCCTCGCCCGCAACACGACAAGCCAATCATCAGATCTGCGGATGTGAAACGTCATCGATGCACACGACGATGACGAGAGATGTTTGACAGCGCCGCCGTGTAGGGATTTGGGAGGATCGTTATTAGCGCAGCGAGCCGGATCGGCGGTACGCCCCATACTACCCCGGGTTCCGAGGGCCCCGATCCCAGGCATCGCCGAAAAAAGTTCATAGGTTTCGCGCCAGCTTCATACGTTTCGCCGCCGATCGAGCGGGCCATTGCTACCCACATGCTACCGATAAGCGGTTTGGCGTCCCAATTAGGCCGATATATCCATGATTTGACTACGTTTTCCAAATAGGACCATCGGTTGTGGCAACCGATAGCCGTGCAGAACGCGCTACCGAGGCCGCTGGTGAGCGTTTGAGATCGGGCTACCTGACAGCGGGCGAGCACGAAACCACGTCCCATGACTCGCGCTGCGAAGGCTGGCTGGCATCGAGCGGCACTGCTGCAAACTGGACGTGGAGAATATCTACCAAGAGATGAACTAATGAGGTGAGAACCTGAGCGGGGCGGCAACCATTCCGTCGTTGGCACACTCACACAGCACCGCCTCTCACACCCTGCTGTGCTGCTCTGCCTGCCTTGGCTGACCAGGGACATCTCTCCCGATAAAGATTAGATCTATAAGGTGAGTACATGCGCCGGACCCTCTGGATTTGGGGGGTTAAAGTACATGCGCCGGACCCGCTAATTGGATTTGCGAGTACATGCGCCGGACCCTCTAGCGAGTACATGCGCCGGACTTGCATAAAACGAGTGTTTGTCATTTGGCACAACTTAGATTATCGGTGGTTGTGGTGGCTGTTGCGATGATAGAGGGGGATGAAACCGGCTTTAGCTTGCGCTCCTTGGCAGTGCTATGCGGCCCTTTCTTTTCTCGTGATATCGATGAAGCTCGGCTCGCCTTTCGGCCTCTGCTGTCGTCTCAACCGCGAGATAATCGTGGGTGGGTTCATCCTTCTTCATGGGATCGCGCGGAAGGAATGTAGGGGCGTACATATTTGGTGTTCGGCCGTTCCTCGATCCGCCCATGTTGCGCGTGCATTTAATGATGCCGAGCGCATCCAGGACCTTCAGACTGCCTTTGATGTGCTTGGGGTGAATGCCGGCGGCGACAAAGTCCCTTCTTGTCACCGCGAGTCCGTCATTAATGAACCCTGACTTGGATTGGTGCTCCTGCATAACGCGATCGAATATGCGCCTCTCATGGAGGTTTAACGCTCGCCATGCAGGGCTGTTGAGCAGCATCCGCGGGAATCGATAGTATTGGTCATCGGTGTTTTTCATCGCGAGGATTCCACCAACACGTCGTTCCAGTCGGTGCCGGGCCTATCGGGCATCTGGATGTCCACTGGAATCGTCAGCCTGCCGCGGAGTTGCTCCGCAGCCTGCAGGCCCTTGCCATGCCGGTCATGGTCGGCGAACACGATCAAGTGCCGGCACTCTGGTGGCGGTTCAAACGTTTCGATGCCGTAGGCACAAATCACGCTCCAGACCGGGATCCTGAAAAGCCTGGTTGCGGACAACGCGGTCTCGACGCCCTCGGCGATACCCATCGTCGGCGCCGTCGGCGATAGTCTGATCGTTGGTCCCTTGCCGTACTTGCCCGCTACCTTGCGCGGCGCAGAGACGTTGGCCTTGCCCCTCCCATCCGCTGCCCGGAACGTGCGATGGGTAGCAACGTGCTGTCCCTCTGGATTGGCGATCGCGGCAACCATGGCAGGCAATCGATGCATTTGTTCGTAGGTCACTCGGGGCTGTAGATGATTGATGTGCGCCAGATCGGGCGGCACTGGTATCGGAGGCGGAAGGAAATCCGGGTGAGTTTCCAGGTACCAATCCAGTGTGCTGGTACGCAGGCATGGCGGGTATAGGTCCATGCCGACACCACGGTATTGTAGATATAGATCGACGACATCGCCGCGCTTGACTGGGACACCGCGACGCCACGACTTCCTGAACTGTATGGTCTTCCCGCCGTTGTCTTCGGGCAGCCTGATCGTGGTTTGCGGTATCACTTCTCGGCCTCCTAGGATTTCGTCGACGATGCGGGCGGCCTCGCGGAACGGTTTGCCGGTGAATGCGATGGCGAGCTCGATTGCTGGGCGCGGCTTGGGTGTGCATTGGTTGCAGACCCACATGCCGTCACCGTCCTTTCCCCTCCGATCGAGGAAACGGAAACGATCGGTCCCGCCACAGATGGGGCAGGGGCAGTTGCGTCCGCTCAGGTAGCTCTCATCGATGCCGAGCGCGGGCAGGATTTCCCGCCATCTGCCGTGCGCGCGCTCCTTGGTCGGGACAAGCCGCGTGGAATTCGAGATGATCACGCTGTCCTCCGCCTGGAGAAGGCGATCATCCGGGACTTAACCCATGAACGGGTAGCGGCCGAAGGTGCCAGTGTTGGGTAGTCGTTCCAGGCCCAGGGCGGAAAGCTGCCGAACTTCGTTTTGAATTGCTGGGCGGACCATCCCTGCTTGTATCCGCGCTCCTGGGCGATAGACCGAAGTTCGCTGTAGAAGGTGATGCGTTCGCCCTGACTCGATGTCCTGGCTTGGTGGCGTGAGGCGAACTCGACAAGTTCGCCGTCCTTACTGACAATCTCGCACTTCGGTTCCGGCTTGAAACCGCATGCTGGACACTCCAATAGCTTCGGCTCCTTCAAGTAGGAGCACTTCGCGCATTTCTTCGGCAACGCCTCGGCGTTCTTCGGCTCGGCCTTCTGCCGTAGCTTGCCGTCGTCGAGTTCTTCGTGATGGATGTCGGTGACCAGGCCCAATCGAAGATGATTGTCGGAGTGATCCAGGATCAGGCAATCATCCTTGCCGTCCGCCGTTCGAAGGCCGCGGCCGATCATTTG